ACTGAAGAAGCTGTTGTTACTGAAGAAGCTGTTGTTACTGAAGAAATTGTTCCAGAATCAGTAGAAGAAGCTGTTGTTACTGAAGAAACTGTAGAAGAAACCATTGAGGAATCTGTAGAAGAAACTGTTGTAACTGAAGAAATTGTTCCAGAATCTATAGAAGAAAATGTAGAAGAATCTGTTGTAATTGAAGAAATTGTTCCAGAATCAGTAGAAGAAACTGTAGAAGAATCTGTAGAAGAAACTGTAGAAGAATCAGTTGTAATTGAAAAAATTGTTCCAGAATCTATAGAAGAAGCTGTTATTACTGAAGAAACTGTTATTACTGAAGAAGCTGTTATAACTGAAGAAACTGTTATTACTGAAGAATCTGTAGAAGAATCTGTAGAAGAAACTATTCAAGAAACTGTAGAGGAAACTGTTATAACTGAAGAATCTGTAGAAGAATCTGTAGAAGAATCTGTAGAAGAATCTGTAGAAGAATCTGTAGAAGAATCTGTAATTGAAGAAAAATCTGTAGAAGAAGAATCTCTAGAAGAAGAATCTGTAGAGGAATCTGTAGAAGAAGATGAAACTGTTCAAGAATCAGTAGAGGAAGATGAAAAGGCTAGACAAGAGGCAGAAAAAAAGAGGAAGAAGAATAAAAAGAAGAAGGACAAAAAGAAGGCTAAAAAGAATAATAATTTAATTACAATCCCTCCCGAGTTATAACCAAATTTTTGGTAAACATAAACGCATCCTTGTTAGTTCTTCGTCTCTTTAAATTACATTCTAAACAAGCAACCACCAAATTGCCACTATTATGTCCAATATTATTGTCAACTCTATCAAGCGACCATTGTTTCATCTCTCTCACTCTCTCATATAAAATATATACGTATTGAGAACAATAATGACATTTCAATTCACAATCACGTAATAAATGTACAACCTCATTAAACCCAACAAAGCTAGATTCATCCAATTTCTTTTTAAAAATATCTTGTTGTTTGTATCCCGATAGTTTAGTTCTTATATGACTAAGACACTCGTACACATAGTTGTTATAACTACGTAAATCTTTCTTTTCAAGACTATAGATCTGTAAAGCATTTAACTGATTATCGTGTTCCAATTCTGTTTCTGTGAGACCCCACGTTTTTGTTTCAACACGCATTTTTTTCTCCTTTTCACAATTAATTTTTTTTGTTGTTTTTGAATTTGTATGCTCTAAAATCAGTGTTTTAATTTTGGATGTGTTATCCATAATATATTACGTAATATATAGTCTTTATTATAAAACAATTTAGATATTACGGAATATATACATATTCATGCTAATTAATATATTATAAAAAACTAAGTTAAAATTAACTTGATATAATACGTTATAAATGAGTAGAGAAATACAAACTGAAAGTAATGAAGTTAAAGCTCTAAAATATAAAACAATGATACTAAATGGCAGTTCGTGGCCGATATCCAAATCTACAAGCGATCTAACCCAATTGGATAAATTTTTGGAGAATGAAAAGATTTGTAATGCAAGTGAACCATGGAGCAAACTCGATAAAACCGCAAAAATACGTAAATTGATATTATTTGCGAATAATTATCAAACCGAGAATCAGCTCTCTCAAGAAGAACATTCAGAACTAGTCGCGTTTTTTAAGGATTGCTTGGACAAAAAAAAGCTACAGAGAGTAAAGGACATATTGTATAATAAGGAAACGGGTGAAATAAAGGACATTCCCGCTCTATTTTATAATAAACAAAGTCATCATTTTACATTAAAAAATATAGATAAAAGGGTGTCAACCTTAAAGGGATTAGCACCAAAACGTAAGCAAGGTACAGTAAAAAATGTAAAAGATGAAGACGATTCAGATAATGAAGCTAATTAAACAGATCGACAAACAAACAATAATTATATTTTATAATTCAATAAATTATTAAAATATAAACACAACTTTATAATTAACTATAAATGACGACCGAATTAATAGATATAACGGACCAGATAGTTCCGAATAAAGATGATTCTTTTTTCAATGAAAAAGAATGGCTGGAACTATATGAAACATGCTTACATATAATGACTGAATTTATGAATAACAATCCGAAAATCATTTCGGAACCCGAATTCGATGATATTTTTGACGAAAATATACAAGAACTATTACACGCTCATTTCGAATCCGACATATTTTATAATGAGGAAGCCGAAGAAGAAATAGAAGAACTTTTTGAATACGCAAAAACAGACTTTTTTAAATTCTATTTTGAACCGAGGTCATATCCAGATACACGTATTTTGAAAGAACCGAACTATAAAGACATAAAACAAAAGCTTCAAATTTTAAAAACAAAGCCACAGCCCGACCAAAGAACAAAAGAATGGTACGAATTCCGACACAATTTGATTACAGCTTCAAACGCATATAAAGCATTTGAAAATCAAAATACCAAGAATCAGCTAATCTATGAAAAATGTCAACCGATCAATAATGATAATGATTGTTCAAAAGATGTCGTGTTAGTAAATACGAATACGACACTACACTGGGGACAAAAATATGAGCCACTATCCGTAAAAATATACGAGCACCTATATGAGACAAAGGTCGATGATTTTGGTTGTATCCAGCACGACGTTTATAAATTTCTGGGTGCTTCGCCGGATGGCATCAATGTGGATGTAAAATCCAAACGTTACGGTCGCATGTTGGAAATCAAAAATATCGTAAATCGGGAAATCGATGGAATACCCAAAAAGGAATATTGGATACAAATGCAGATACAAATGGAGGTTTGTGGATTAGACGAATGCGACTTTTTGGAAACACGTTTTACTGAATATCCAGATCACCAATCATTCATAAATGACGCGAATGAATTGGAATTCGAAGACGAAGATGGAAACGATTTCACAAATGTTTGTTTATCAAAAGAGGATAAAATGAAGGGAATAATGATCTACTTTCATACTAAAGAGGGTAAACCATTTTACGTTTACAAACCACTGGAGTACATACATCCGCAAGATATTTTGACATGGGAGGAAAAAACGTTGAATTTATATCAATCGGCAGAATATGGATACACATATTTGAAATTTATTTATTGGAAATTAGACCAAATGAGCTGTGTATTAGTTCCGAGAAATAAAGAATGGTTCGACAATAATGTTTGGGAAATAGAGGATCTATGGTCAACAATTAAAAAAGAGCGAAAGGATGGGTATGACCATAGAGCACCCAATCGCAGAATAAAAAAGGAAAATGCGTTTGAAATTATGACCAAACCAGCAAACAATCATTGCCTATTACAATTAGATAAACTATCTGGTAAAATAACAATAATAAAGAAGGACCTAGACAACAATCAGTTTTTGGAGTCCTAATATAATATATTTTCATTCGTAGGAATGGAGTAATACAAATAATTGGGTTCGGTTCTAAAATAGCCAATACGAGCTCCCGGACCCTCTTGAGCCGGTGGTAAAGGATACACTTCATTGGATTTATTTTTTATATCATGATATAAAGCACCACAAAATTCGGAGCGTGTACAAGTGCCGTCGTCCGGATTATAACGGTATCGCAAGTTGTTAGTTTGTTGTTTAAAAGAAGGCAATGTGAATACGGGATAATGCCACCATATTTCTGTAGCAGAATCACTAGAGACTTCATTTTTGCCGATCTTAGGATAGTCATCTAATATGGCCTCGTTCACAGAGATGGGATAAATGCCCTCGGTTCTTTTTAGACTAGCAAAATAATCTGATTTAAACCCTTCTTTTCTATAAAAGGGGCCTAAATAAAGACTTAGCGCTAACAATATGGATAAAAATAGAATACTTTTAATAAAAGTGTTGTTCATATAATATACTTTTATAAAAAGTAATAAAGTATTTTAATCTTTTAATCTTTTTATAAAATGGACTTAAAATTAAACTAACAAATATAATAAAATGGAAACTCTGGGAATGCGCGTTACAAAAAGAAATGGCCAATTAGAGGATATTGCGTTCGATAAAATATTAAGCAGAATCAGAAAACTTGGTCTAGAAGCGAATATTAACATAAATTACCCGCAACTAACAATGAAGGTAATTGAGCAGTTGTATGATGGCATTTCGACAACAAAAATCGACGACCTAGCTGCTGAACAATGTGCTGCGTTGTCGACACTAAATCCCGATTATGGCACACTCGCAGCTAGAATTGTTGTGTCCAATCATCAGAAAAATACGGATGCTAGTTTTTCCACCATTGTAATAGAATTATATAATTTCACAAATTCCAAGGGTGAGGAAAAACCGCTTTTAGATGACTCGTTTTATGATTTTGTTATAAATAACGTACATGTTCTTGATAATATGATTGATTATAATCGCGACTATTTAATCGATTATTTCGGTTTCAAAACATTGGAAAGAGCCTATTTGTTTAGACATGGTAATAAGGTTATTGAAAGACCGCAGCATATGTGGATGCGTGTAGCCGTTGCGATTCATCACCAATCGGACAACGTTGAACAATCATTATCATTAATAAAGGAAACGTATGATTTAATGTCTTTGAAATATTTTACGCATGCGACGCCTACGTTGTTTAATGCTGGCACACCTAGACCTCAGCTTAGTTCGTGCTATCTTATAGGTATGGAAGACGACAGCATCGAGGGCATTTTTAATACGCTTAAGGATTGCGCGCAAATTTCCAAATGGGCTGGAGGAATTGGTCTTCATATTCATAATATTCGCGCAAAGGGAAGTCATATTCAAGGCACAAACGGATCATCTAATGGAATTGTGCCAATGTTGCGTGTATTCAATAATACGGCTCGTTATGTTGACCAAGGAGGCAATAAACGTAATGGGTCTTTTGCGATTTATGCGGAACCTTGGCACGCTGATATTCACGACTTCTTGGAACTCAAGAAAAACCACGGTGATGAAGAATTGAAAGCTCGCGACCTATTTTATGCTTTATGGATACCCGATTTGTTTATGGAGCGAGTGAAAGAAAAGAATGGAATGTGGTCCCTCTTCTGTCCAAACGAATGTCCCGGATTGAGCGACTGTTATGGTGACGAATTTGTAAAAATATATAAGAAATACGAAGCTGATGGAAAGGCTCGAAGTACGGTATTGGCTCGCGACTTATGGGTAAAAATTCTGGACGCACAAATGGAGACTGGTACGCCCTATTTGTTGTATAAGGATGCGGCGAATAGAAAGTCAAATCAGCAAAATTTGGGCACCATTAAGAGCTCCAATTTGTGTGTTGCGCCCGAAACTCTTGTACTAACCGATAAGGGACACTTAATCATTGGTGAACTAGATGGGCAAACCGTAAATGTGTGGAATGGTTCAGAGTTTTCAGAGGTTACCATTAAGAAAACCGGAACAGACCAAAGGATTATGAAGGTGGTTTGTAGACCTTCTGCCTTTTCACTAAAAAGTTATAAATCAATTGAGTGTACGCCTTATCACAAGTTTTATGTTTCTGTAACAGAGAAGGTATATGGTGACTACGATTGTCTACAAGAAGTGACATATGTAAAACAAATTGATGCGCAAGATTTGAGACTGGGAATGCGTTTGATTGGATGTAACATGCCGTCAAGTAATTCAGATGAATCTTATGAATATATGGAAGTCGTAAGTTTGTCTGATTTTGGTCGTAAGTCAGATACCTATTGTTTTACGGAGCCAAAGCGTAATATGGGTGTATTCAATGGTATTCTCACTGGCCAGTGTACTGAGATTATCGAATATTCGGATGAAACTGAAACCGCGGTTTGTAATTTAGCCTCAATCGCTTTGCCAGCATTTGTAAATTCAGACACCAAGCAATTTGATTATGACGCGCTACATAGGGTTGTTAAAACAGTAACCTATAATTTGAATCGGGTTATTGATATTAATTTTTATCCAACAGAAAAAACAAAGCTGAGTAACTTGAGACATCGACCCATTGGTCTAGGCGTTCAAGGGTTAGCAGATACGTTTGTTTTAATGGATATTGCGTTTCATTCAGAAGTAGCGAAAGAAATCAATAAACTGATTTTTGAAACGATTTATCATGCGGCTTTAGAGAAAAGTAATGAAATGGCAATTGAGAGGAAGCGGGAATATAAGGCGTTAAAGGATTTTCAAAAAATGCGAATGTTAATTGGTAGAGAAATTTTCTTACCAGAAAACGTGATAGGGGCTTATAGTTCTTTTATTAATTCGCCTACATCCAAAGGTATTTTACAATTCGATATGTGGAATGTAAAACCGTCGAATCGTTATGATTGGGTTTTATTAAAAGATTCTATTGTAAAGCATGGGCTAAGAAATTCGTTACTGGTAGCACCAATGCCAACTGCGTCAACATCGCAAATCCTTGGGTACAATGAGTGTTTCGAACCGTTTACAAGCAATATATATAGTAGACGTACCTTGGCGGGCGAGTTTGTGGTAGTAAACAAATATTTAATGAAAGAATTGATACAACTCGGGTTATGGAATGAACAAATTAAAAACAATATCATTCAAAATAAGGGTTCTATTCAACAACTGACTAATTTGTCAGAACACATACGTAATAAGTATAAAATTGTCTGGGAAATTCCGATGAAACATGTAATTGATATGTCGGCGGATAGAGGCGCATTTATTTGCCAAAGCCAAAGTTTGAATTTGTGGATGGAAGACCCCGTTTACAGCAAACTAACATCTATGCACTTCTATGCTTGGGAGAAAGGGTTAAAAACTGGTATTTATTATTTACGCAGAAAAGCAAAGCATCAAGCACAACAGTTCACAATTGAACCCGAGAATACGGAGAAATCTTCGGGAGAGGATGACATTTGTGAATCGTGTAGTGCTTAAAGGTAAAAAGTAAAAAGTAAAAATATGTAAAAATAATTTTATTTAAGGTAAAATATAATTATTTGTTTGTTTCTGTAGAAGCAGTTAAATCTACCAATGATGATGATGATTGTTGAGAAGACGTCCGTTGTTTTTGAGTCGTCGATTTGCTACTTCTGCTGCTTCTAGAACTACTTCTGCTACTCTTGCTACTTCTGCTACTTTTAGACCTAGATCTAGATTTAGTACCAGTTAACAATGGTGGCAAAGCTACTGGGTTACATGTATATCCGACCGGAGAAATGCTCATGATATATTCGGTTATCTTCTTGTTTGTCCCACATACATCGAAACTATGTTTCAAACTAATACAATATACGCGTAAGCAAATGATTACATCGATAATCGCATCATGTAACATTTCGGGATTGGGTTCATAACCAAAGAAAAACTGATAAGCCTCTGTTAACTTGGGTGATTTTATTTTATAGAAAAACTTGGGTTCACCAGTTACTTTGTCTTTGTATTCGTATTTTGTTTTCAATTGACAAATGGGTTTAGTTTTTTCCATGGAACACTCAAAATGCGCATCGTTCATCATCATTTCCAGTTCCGGAACATCGTATTCTTCGAACAAACGTAATAGTTCGGCAACTATCATTTTTCGGTCAAATTGCGCATTATGTGCTACAATTATATCCGCCTTTTTTACATATTTAACAAACTCTTTTAGGGCGTCATAAATTTCAGCACGATTTACTTCATCAGCTGCCGCAATGGATGCCCTCGTAATATGATGGATTTTCGCACTGCTCTCAGATATTTCAACATGCTCTGGAATGTCAATGTACTTATTTACGATTTTAGCTCTAGACGGTCTTTCGCTATCATAAAAAATATAACTTAATTGAATTATATGCGGCCAACTATCAATATGCTGTGACCAAGCGGACTCTTTCTTTTTTAAATCCGAGAAGCTTAACAATCTTTTTCCGTATTCTTCTTGCTGAGCCCACGTGTCTCCGGGCATTCTTGGAGGCAATCCGGATGTCTCTGTATCAAATACAAGTATCTTCATGTGTTATATAAAGATATAAAACATAGTTTCTATTTCTTTTTGTTATTTCTTTTTGTTAGTTTGTTTGTTAGTTCTCTGTCTTTTACTAACAAATTTTTTGTATATTCGTCTTCTATTTCTTCTTTTTGTTTTTGTTTTGGACCCTCCTCTTATCCCTTCTCTCTTCATATTATATTTTATTAGGCGACACATTCTAGCGTCTTCACATTCTTCATCATTAACAAAAAACCCTTCACATGAAATGTCAAATACATATATATTTTTGATACCGAGATACTCTAAAATACTAAATAATTCGTCATAGGTTATTGATTTGACTAATCTTATGGGCTGTCCATTTTCGTCAATACAATCTTTATATGTTTTTTTAATGCCTAATTCTTGTAAAATGGGTTCTAAAAAGGCTTCCGATATTATGTTTGTATTTGCTGGTATGGAATATAACAAATTGCGATAATTATTCAATGTGTAAATACCCAAACCATAATTTTGCTGTGTATCGCAACTATCGGTAGAAAAAACCTTATTTATGTATTTGGGGTTTTCTGTGAATTCATTAATTTCATCTGTGTAATGACCAACTGTATAAGGCATATAAGGCATCGATTTATTTACCTTTTTCATGTCTGAATAGGAATAAGTTCTTGGTTCTTCATCATCTTCTTCATCTTCATTGTAAACGGTATGATATTGTTCGACCTCTTTTCTATATTTTAGACTCTGTGCTTCGGTAATCTCTTTAAATTTCGAAAAATCCATCGATTTTAATATATTACGTTTCATTTCATGTAAACTACCGATATTTGTTGTAGTAGTATGTCCGGGAGGAGTTAATATAGACCGTTTTAAATTCATTGGACATGTTTTAGTCTCCACCTTGGTAACATCTATACTCAAACTACCATGTGTTAGTATCATTAGTCCTAATGTATCGGTTTTTAGATATTGTTTTATTCTTGTTATTAGTTCCATATATAAATAGCATAAAAAAGATTGAATATTTTATATATTTTAACATTCATACGCCTTACAAATGCCAAATGTGCGTCGGTGCCATTTGGTAATTCCGTATTGTTTGATACCATCCATATGTTTTTTCGATCCATACCCTTTATTGCTATCAATACCATATCTTTCCGCTAATTCGGGATTTTCCAAGCAAAGTTCTTCAATGTATTTGTCTCGTTCCACCTTAGCAAGAATGGACGCCGCAGCAATGGGTGTAAACTTATTATCGCCTCCCTCTACTAATTCGTAACGAATGGTCACCATTTTTGTCTTTGCTTTGTTTAATATGGTTAAAGGTTTGAAATAGTTGCCATCTACTAACAACAATATTTCGTCTTCTTCATTGGATTGTTTATCATTCAGTTGCTTCAATACATTTTTAATAGCTTTGTGCATTGCTGACTGAGTCGCTTGTAAAATATTTATCTCGTCGATGACGCGCTCGTCTTCGTATTCCACTGCCCATGCCACAGCATTGGTTTTGATATATTCCGCAACTTGTTCGATCTTCTTCTTAGAATGGAATTTTTTACTGTCTTTCATTAGTGAATGGTCAAAGGAGTCGTCTTTAGGCAACACTGCGGCCCCGGCATATACGCGACCAAACATAGGACCTCGCCCAGCTTCATCAATTCCTACTTCTATACTATGACCCTCATGAAACCATTTTTTTAAAGGTTCTGCTACTTTAGTTGTTCTCTTCTTCTTTTGAACGACTGGTTCTAAATCATCGTCATCAACAATAACAGCACTAATAAAATCGCTTTTTTTAGCCATATCTTCTAGGTTTGACTAAAATGAATATAATTAAAATATATCAATTTTTTTCACTATATACATTATACAATGAAAGACGAATTGTTGATACTTTTTGTAATAATATTATTAGCATTAATTTTGTGCTGCTTTTTAGGCACCACATATTATGGTAGAGAAGGAATGGACAATATGTCATCTGGACAAGTTTATTATGGTCCTAATGGGAATTCCGCGCAAATCCAAACTGATGCGGATGGCAAAAGTAGCTTAACAGTG